CTTGATCCACACCAATTACTAGAACTCACAAAGAACCACAAGGAGACTTGGGAAAAGAACGAAATACCAATTACTCAAGAAGAGAAGAGGTATTACAAGTGTTCTAACCCAGATGGACCTGTTGACAATAGCACATGTCCTCCAAATGATCCTCACTGTAATTGTCCGTGTAAAGAATTACAGCCTAGAAATGCATTTATATACAGCACCAGAGAATTGTATGATCTTGCTGCATATTTGGAAGACTATAGTTATGGACTCGGATTACTGTGGACAGGACCATCATATCTATTCGATCTAGCAAAGGCAGCATCAAATGAACTTTATGGGGATGTAAACAGTGCTGATGAAGTCTATATCGTTCTTGACAGTAATCTGGAAAAACTAAACCAGTTTCCTTCCTATCAGGAAGCACTGGAGTTTGTTCAGGGATTAGAGCCTGCTGAAGAACCAACAGATCAACAATTGGAAGATCTTCTCCAACAGTCAAAACTATGCGATGCAATAGAATCTAATCTTGGGGAAGAATACCTTGGCTGTATATGGGATGATCCAGACAATCCAGCAAGTTGTAATTGTCCCTGTATAGGAAAAGAATATCCTAAATGGAAAGAATATACTTCCACATATTCTACCTTCTGGGACACCCCGAAAGATACTATTCTTCTGAGAAATGCTCAGATGACGCTCATCAATGCACAAAAAGCACAGATGACAATAGCGGGTGATTTCAGTCTAAAACCAGGCTCTATAATTAGGATAAAGATCAAAGATGTTGATTTAGAAGGAAATGAGAAGAACAAATCTGCTAGTGGTAAATGGTTGGTGGATTCGGTTTCTCACTTCATTGATCCCCAGACTCATGTGATGCAAGTAACTCTGACAAGAGATTCGTCTTATGTTGATTTAGAAGATTATTCAGAAGTATAGGAATACTAAGATATATAAGGCATGGAAATAAAATCACGATATACGGATGTCAATGTTGATTTGTCAAAGAACAGGTATACCAAAGATGTCTCTATTGCAAGAGACATCAATGCCATTCAACAGTCAGTTCTGAATATAGTGCTTACATCTCCTGGCGAAAGAGCATTTCAACCTAATTTTGGTGTTGGGATCTATAATTTACTGTTCGAGAATGTTGGACCTAATTTAGCGTCTGATATAGCATTCAGAACTCAAAAGCAACTAGAAGTTTATGAGGATAGGGTTACTTTTGAAGAAATGACAATCAACACCAGCAATCCTTTCTTTCTTGATATAGAACTTAGATATACAATAAACACAATAACGGACGAACCGATATCTCAGGTAGTAAACTTACAAATCAAAAAGGTTAGGTAATGGCAAACCCGCAAATTCAAATCGGTAACTTAGAATTCGACGACATTAAAGAAAGTATCAAGACATACTTGAGATCTCAAGATGTCTTTAGTGATTATGACTTTGAAGGTTCTGCTCTTTCGACACTGATTGATATTCTTTCTTACAACACACTTTACTATGCTTTCTATTCAAACATGATCGCAAATGAGATGTTCTTCGATACTGCTCAGAAAGTATCAAGTCTCATCTCTCTTTCAAAGCCACTTGGATACACAGTTCCAGGCTCTAGATCTGCGAAGAGTCCAGTTTTAGTTCGAGCAGGTGGTGTAGGAAAGACTATTCCACGATACCACAAGTTCGTGGGACAAGATGAAGCGGGTGGATCCTACAACTTCTATACTTTCCAGCCATATGATACAGATGAAAACGGTGAAGTTCTCATTGATGTTTATCAAGGTGGTAGAGTATTCAAGAATATTGCAGGCACACTGAATGCAGACAGGACAAAGATTTTCATCTCTGATGTTACAATAGACATTCGTTCACTTCTAGTTGAAGTAAAGACTCCATCTGATGATGACTTCGTGGAATGGGTCGCTTCTACCAGTATCAATCAAGATGTTACAGAATCCTCTAGAGTTTATTTCTTGGAAAGAACAGATGCAGGGTTCTTTGTTGTGTTTGGTGGTAACTACGTCAGTGACGTTGATCGTCAAGCAGGTGCTCAGATTCCAGAGGGATCTGAAGTAAGACTGAGTTATGTTACAAGTTCCGGTGAAAGAGGAAATGCTGTTGGTAATTTCAAGAGCGATTTTAGTTCGACCGAAGTTAACAATAATGCGATTATTGAAACTAAGGCATTAAGTTCTGGTGGTGCAGTCGATCCAAACATTGAAGCGATTAAGTTCTTTGCTCCAAAGTTCTTCGCTGCACAAGACAGAGCAGTTACGAAGCAGGATGCAGTTGCTGTTCTTGGTAACACATCACTCGGTGAAAACATAGAAAACTCTGACTTTAAGTTTGTTGTGTGGGGCGGGGAAGAAAACGATCCTCCATACTATGGAAGAGTGTTTGTTTCTATCATAAACTCCGACGAAAACACAGACATTCTTGAACCAGATTTGACAGAAGTTCAGTCTGCTCTGGATTCTCTTAGAAGAAAACTGACAATAACAATTCTCCCAGAATACGTTGGTCCAGTTGCATCAACACTCAGAATTGGAATGTCTGTAACCTACGATGATTCGCAGACAAATATGACTGGCGAACAACTGAGATCTATGATCTACGGTTATCTCAACGAAACATATCCGACAAGAAAGGCTTTCAACAAGAAGTTTATACTATCTGATTTAATTTCTGGTGTTGCATCTGTTGATTCAAGTCCTAATCTAGATCCTTCCTCAGTTTCTACAAAATTAGAGATGATAAAGAACCCATCAAACAATGCAAGACTAATTTCAGTAAAGAATCCTATTCTGAAAAACTCTTCATTTACAGTGGAAACAACTGCAACACAAAGCACAATTATAGACACAGACACAAACCAACCATATACCAACTTAGAATTGAGAAATTCGGTAAACCCAGCAGATTATGATGAAGAGACTGGTTGGGGTTATCTGAACGCATACAAGGAAGTGGGTGGTACACTAAGTCTTAGACAAGAAAGAGTCGGGAGAGTAAACTACGATAGAGGACTTGTCGAAATAAATCAAGGTGTATTGACTGGCGAGTTTACACTTTCAGTCAAACCAAGAAAACTTTCATTCAATGCAAAGCAAGAAATGATAAACGCTCTAGAATTCAATGTAACTGTTTCAAAGGAAACGAGTAACTAATGCCTATCGGAATCGGTGGATCAGTTCCTAGTGGTGGTAATACTCCCGGCGGTAGCGGGGATCAACTTTTAACTATTCTAGAAATTATAGAAGATAATCCACAAATAGGCGATGCAATTCTCGACATCAACAACCAAGAGAGCGGTTGTTATAACGAGTTTGATATCACTCACCTAATACCAAAATGGATTAGGGCTAGAGTCGATGATGGATCTAACTTTGTTGACTTTATTGTAAACTATTACAACTGGTTATATTGTAAGAATGAACGAGGTTCTGGATACTATACCGATTTAGAAGAATTTCAAGCATTATATGCACTTCAAGACACTCCTCTGGATTTTTTAAAGAAGTTATCTTATGCATATGCACATGGATTCCCAGAAGACAAAATTGAATCCAGATCTGGATCTGTAGATGATCTCCAGCGATTTAGAAACTTTATATCAGATATTAGAACCGACTTCTATCACCGAAAAGGAAGTGAAGATTCCTACAAGTATTTCTTCAAGACATTGTATGGAGTGACTGGATTTGGTGCAAGTGGCTCTGATGCTGGTATCGAATATCCAAAGAAGAGAGTATTTAGATTAAACGGTGGTAGGTTTGCAGGATGGAAGGCTATGGAGAACGGATCCACAGGATCCTATGAGGAACTTTCTTCTCTTGGTGGTTCATATCTAAATCATTCGATTCTTCGAGATGGTTGGTGGTATCAGGACTATTCGTATCTTCTCAAGACTGGTAAAGACGACGAAACCTATTCAGACATTTTATTGTCCGTTCTTCACCCGGCAGGATTGAAGGTTTTCTTCGAGAAAACACTAGAGGATTATGTTCCAATAG